GTTGGAACACTTGTAACACCACCAAAATTATAAGGTGCAGGTTTTCCATCTGCTACAACCGTAACACCTAGTTGTGCTGTATATGTAACACCACCAAAAACAACAGGAGCAACAAGATAAAATGAAAGCGTGCCATCAAGTAAAGTTGAAACATCAATTGTTCGTGATAGATTTTCAGTTCCTAAAAGAGTTACTGCGTTACCAGGAACAACGGTCCACCAAACAGTTGTATCACTAGGTATATTCTTTAAAAGTGCACTCACAACAATATCAGAGGCATCATCTTTTACAACACCACGTGAAGTTGTTGGAATAGTAATACTACTAGAGTTTAAACTTATTCCGTAAGAATCTGCACCAGTTAGCCTAGTAACCACAAAACTTGATGGATAGACTTCAGGAGGCAAATAAGAGCCTTGTCTCATCCACACAAACTCACCAACACTAATAGTAGGTTGTACAGTTGACCAAGAACTTTCTATTCCAACCGATTCGCTGTCATCCGCTAATGTGCAAGAATCATCACCTACAACATAGCCTGAAACATAAGGAGCATCGGCATCCCCTAAAGCATATTCAATTACTGTGATGTTTCCTGATGGACCAGTAGGCCCTTCGGTTGTTATAGTTCCTGGCGATAGTATAGAACGTTTTTTTATAGGTTGTGAGTTAAAAGCCGTAACGCCAATTGCTGTAATTTCTCTTCTAATTATATTTGGGGCAGGATAGGTTTTTTTTATCGAAACAACCATTCCTAGTGTTGATATTTCAGTTCCAGGAGCAGCAACAGTAAGAACATCAAACATGTTAACATTAATATTATCCTCAGTCCATGTATGAGAAATATCTCCATAAGTTCTAAATAAAAATAGCCAACTGCAAAAATTACTTGCCTGCGTTGAATCGTAAATCCTTTCAGAAACATACTCTTCTGGGTTTTTTGCTGTAGTTGGTGAAGTGTATTCATTTGATTTAAACCGATACAAAGCATCGCCCATAATATTGAAAGCTTTAATAAATTTGCTATCATCATAGTTTTTATTAAAATAAAGCACCCTAGCCCTAAGTGGCTCAATGTCGGGTGGATTATTTGCAAGAATAATATCAAGGTCTTTAGATACTTCAATATAAGCGTTTTTTACAGATATAAGCGACAAATCTTTATTTTTGATTTTTGATTTTTTTGTATAGTATGGAGTGTCTAAAAAGGTTGCATCAAACTCTTGCCATACATCCTCTTCATTCCCACCTTCTGGCCAATATTCTCGTGGTTCAACTTCTTCTCCAATTATATTATTATCATCATCCATTGAATCAGAAATATCAGCATTATAAAGCATTACATCATTTCCCACCTTAAGTGTTGACCATGTAAGCTTAATTCCATCTTTTTGGTAATCTCCGCCTTTTGATTTTATCCCTTTGGATGCTAAAAAAGAACTCACATCTCTAGTTGAGGTATAAGTGTCTTTCTTTAGTAATTTAACATAAAGTTTACCTTCGCCAGTAATATCAAGAACTGCACAATGCTCCATTAAAATTGTATCAATTAAATCAATGTATTCCTCTTCATCGGTAGAGTCATAAACAATTCTTTTTATAACATCGCTAATAGTATCAGAAATTTCAGAGTCTATGTCATCTATTGAATACCCAGCTAAGAAAAGAATTTGGTGTATTATTGATTCGGATGGATTACTAGGATCAAAAACAGCCCACCCAACATCGGATAAATCGTCATTACTAGGAAATTCAAAAGAAGTGTCGGCATTTTCATACAAAGGATAGGTATAGTCCTCACATTCCAAGGTTATCCACCCAGGAATCTTGCTATTCGTTTGAGAAAGACTTCCTAGGTCAACTTTGCCTAAAAAGGTATCAATACCACTCTTTCTGAACTTAACCGTCTGTAGGGCATTTTTTGCGCTTAGGAGCTTTGCCATAATAGAAGATTGTAAGTCTTTAGACTTATCATCCTTATATTTAATTTGAATTGAACAAGTGTCTATTGCAGATTTTAAACTTGATGAAATACCATTCTTATTTATTTCTGTTTTTCTTGAATCTACAAGACTTGTTATATCAGTCCATTCGGTATCATCAGGAAAAAAAAGTTCATAATTAATATTCCACCTAGTACTAACTGGCATACGATTCTCCTCTCCTCTCCATTTTAACAAGAATGTCCTCTACACTTCTAGCCACAGCCATTGGATTATCTGAAGTTATATTGAAAATAGGTGAATAAACATTCCCGCCTTTAGAATATGTACGGCTATTTCCTAGTGAACTATAGGCATTACTAGAGGAAAGAGGTTCAACAACAACATGTTCTTTTCCACCAGGATTATCTCCTACTAGTATCATTTGAGGCCCATTTGTAACAAAGTTTCCACCATTTGCAAAAGCTGCAATAGAAGAAGTGTCTGTACCACCAGTGACATCATTCCTTAATGATAAGTATTCGCTTAAATCAAGTAAACCACTTTCATACATTTCTTTATAAGCTGCAATTTCCCCTTCTTGTGCATCAGTTAATTCAGAAACATAAGAAGCTCTAGCCCCTATTTCTAAAGCCCAAATATCTTCTATTTTTGCAACATTATCATTATGGGTGTTCATTACTTCATCCCATGAAATGTCATCATTTTTGGTCCACCATGTAATTTTACCAAGTGCCCATTGGATAGCTTTAATCAAGGCTTGAAAAGGTTCTAAAGCTTGTATTAACGTTACTGCAAGAACTTGCAGAATTGGCATAATTAATGTAAGTATTGGAACAAACACATTGAATAAATCAACAATTATTTCTAATATTGGCATTAGAGGTTGCAAAAAATCACTTACGATTGGACCAAGTTCTTCAAACATTGTAGTTATAATTCCAAAAATATCACCCACTGCATCTATATAGGAAGCAAACTCTAAAATTATTTCTTCCCATGTTGTTGCTGTCGCTATTTTAGAAGCATCTTCTTCACTTGTACCTTGGTTTGTTTCGTATGCTTTGGTATTGCTATAGGTGTCCATCCAGCCTTGTATCATTCCAACGTCACCAAGGCTCTCCCACATTGATTCAATATTTTGTAATGAGGCATCCCTTGCATCTTTAAGAGCTTGTTGGTATTCAAGTTCGGCACTTGTTTCAAGTTCGGTTTTATACTTGGAAACCTTTTTAACCTCGTCAGCAGAAAGTAACATTTCGTTTGAATATATTCCTAGGGCAACAAGTTCCTGCTCGTGTTCGGTTAAAAACCCTGCCATCATCTCTTTGACAGTTTGATCAACAGCAGTGATAGAAGCTTTATAATCACTTGAAGCGGTTTCTTGGCTTGAAGGGTTCCAAAATAATTTAAGATTCATTCTTTTTGCTTCATTTTCTATAGCTACAGATGAAATTGTCTCACTAGCTTCGGAAAGTTTGGACCTATCTTCTGCAAGAATTTCTCTTTTCCGTTCTTGCTCTGCTAGTTCTCTTGTAGTTTCCTTTAGTTCGTTTGCTGCATCAACTTGAAGTTCATAATAGGTGTTGATAGAACCCATTAGTTTTAACCTTCCTTGTTCGGCATCATATAATGATACGCCAGCCTCTATAGCAGCCTTTTTAAGGTCATATGCACTTTGTTCGGCATCGTATTGTGCCATCAAAATAGTAACAATATCTGAATTATCATCCCCATATTCTTTGGTAAGAGCATTTTGTTCTTTTAGTCGAGCAATCTGTGCTTGTGTATTTTCTTCGAAAGCTAAGAAAGGCTCTTTTTGTATTTCTTTGTTTAAATCTACAATAGCGGAAGTAACATCATCAAGAGCTTTTTCTGCTGCCTCGGTACTTTCGGGGTTTGCTAAAGCATCCGATAATAGTTTTTTTTGAGATTCAAGTCCACTAAGAAGACCTGCCCTAGAAGAGCCCCCATAAGTTTGAATATCACTATTAATATCATTAATTTGTTGAGTTACACTAGCAAGACTTTCTTCAAGAGCGCTAGTATCCCCACCAGTGATTACAAAATTGTTAAACTCTTTATATAAAGCCATTAAGGCTTCCATTTTGGCTTGTTGGTCTGTAGTTGTAGTGTCTGCACCAACAATATGTTGATAAGTAATATCTTCAGCACTTACAAATTCACGAGGGTCTTGCTCTAAAAACTTAACACTCCCCATGTTTTTATACATATCGCTGATGTCATCAAGAACGTCTTGAACAAAATCACTATAAGCAGAAAGATTTTCTCTGCTTTCATCAAAAATTTTACTAATAGTGGCATTTTTAGATATCAACAAATCGTAAGCTTGAAGTTCTGCTTTTAAAGCTTTGTTATTATCATAGTTAATAGATACAAGGCTTGCTGTTTCATCCGCTGTAAGCCCAATAGCTCTTGCAACTTCTTCATATTGTTTGGCAGTAACATTATGGGTAACCCCTAAAAAAGTCCAAGTACCTTCCATTTTGGAAAGCATCCCTGTTATGGCTTTTTTTGCTTTTTTCTCCCCTTCTTCTGTAGATGTATCATATATAGGGGCACTTGCAGGTGTATCATTCAAATAATTTTGTTTAGCATCATAAGCTTTGTTCCACCCTGAAACCAAATCCAATATTTGCTTTTTCAATGGAAGGAAATATTTGTTAATAGAAGCACCAAGATTTTCTTTGAGCATTTTGGTCTGCTCATTATATCTATTATTTACAGTTATAAGTTGACCCCACTCACGTTGGGTAGCACCCATAGCGTTTTGCTGTTGTTCCATGACAATATTAACACGCATTTGAGCCTTAGCCCATTCAAGAGCTGTACCTGTTAGCTTGTCCATTCCAGACTCATGAAGCCTTGCAAGAACAGTATTTTCTTTAACAATAGAACCCCATTGCCTAAAATTCCTTGTGTTTCCTGCGGCACCACTCATATAAGCTTGGGTCATGGCTTGAACATCACCACCAATATCTTTAAAAGCTCTTAAATCTTGTAAGAATTTACTATTTACATCGGCAAACTCTGCAGCTTGTTGAACAGTAGCCCCAAGACCAATTGCCATATCACCCATTGTAGCTGTTGCATTTTGTGCAGTAGACTGAGCAAGTCCATAATCATTTTGAAGTTCTAATACAGTTTGGTTTGCACTTTCTAAATCTTTGAATACAGTAGCAAATTTATTGGCATTCTGTTGAGCTTCTGCCTGTGCCGCTGATGATTCTTTAATAGTTTTAGTCAAAGCACTAAAAGCACTTCGAATAAGCCATACGACTAACTGAGCACTTACAAAGTTTTTGACCAGGTTTTTTATCCTAGTTCCAGTTCCATTAGTAGCTTTGCTTAATGCTTTAGATTGTGTTTCTAACTTACGATATTCAGTTGCAAGCTTTTTAATTTCTTTTTGATCTCCGCCAGTGTTAACAAGTTTCATCCCTTGTGACTTAACCGCTGACATTCTGTTTTGTACAACATCTAGTTCTGTACCAAACATTCGAACACCTTCAGTTTGTTTATCAAGGTCACCAAAGAATTCTTCACCGTCATAATGATTGAGCATTTTAGTTTGCTCTTCATTTAAGGTAGCCCATTTATTGCTCATATTATCTATAGAGCTTGCATTATCTTTAAACACTTGCTTTTTATTTTCAAGTTGTGTTATTTGGCTGTTTGTTTTTTCTATTTCTTCATTATATCTAGTTTGTGCATTAATTTGTTCTGTGGCATCCCCGCCATAAGAAGTAGGGTCAGTTGCTGCCGTATAACTTTTCTGTAAAGCATCTTTTTTTACTTTAAGAGCAGTTAACTTAGTGTCCATGGTGGTTAAATCACCTAGGTCAAGATTTACTTTTGTTTGTTTTTCTATTTGAGCTTGAAGGGAGGCCATTTTTTGATTTACTACATCAAGGTTCCCATGAAAAAGACTTGTAACTTTGGCATCTTTTTCCATATCAGAGTAATACCCAGTAAGGTCAAATGGTGATGTTTTTGTTACACTTTTGGCAACAGATGCATTGCCCTCTACCATTGCACTAAGGTCAGAAAATTGAGCATATGCTTGCTTTAAATTATCAGTCTGCGTTGTAACACCATTTGCACCTGTGAAAGAAAACAGCTCACCCTTGCCTTTTGCTGTTTCAAGGTTTTTCATTGCCTTTGATAAATTATTTACATATTTAGAGGAAGCTTTAACCTCACCATTAAAAAGCGCATCAGTGTGATACGCTCTTTCAAGAGCAAGTTTCATTTGATCAATATTGCTTGTTTTTAAATTTTGATTTAAAGATTTGCCCGCTGCCTCGGTTTTCTTCAGTCCTTCTATCGTTCTGTCTATACCTTGCAAACGGGCATCAAGGTCAATGGTTAATCTAATTACAGATGGCATATATTACTCCTCGTCTCCATCGCCTTTTAACTCATCATGATATTTCATATACCATGAATCATATTTATTTGACTCTTGTTCAAAAATTCTAATAATTTCCATCGTGGCAACCTTTTCTTTCAAGAACCCACCGCCAAAAGGAAGTGAGTTGCTTGCCTTGAAATTCAGATATAAATCAAGGGATTCTCTGAAAAATGGGGTATCCATTGAGTTTATCTCTTCTTGGGTAGGATTATCCCATACTTTCTTTTCTTCAGTATTGCCATTTTTGTCTGTGACTAAAACATTATACCCTGGCATTAAAATTCCCACATGATACATGGTTCTTTTAATCTCATCGGCATATGTTTCCTCATTCCCAAGCAATCTCCTGCGGCTTGCCTGATAGCCGCAAATTAGTTTTTTTGTTCTTCCTCATCAAGTGAGCTACCTTTCATTAAATGAACAGCAACGTCAGTAATAAGATCTTGAGCTACTGAGGATCCTTCACCCCCAAACACATTAAGTAGTTCATCTATTGTAATTTCTCTATCTTCTGTAGGGTGGTCTAAGTTGTGAATTTCAACAACTTGTCCTTTGAAGAGTTCAGCAAAATCAATACGACTTCTTCCAGTCACATCAATTGTTGCATATTCCCCTCTATTTCCTACAGTTAAATAATCACATTGTACATAAACACGATCTTTTTTGGCAATATCTCTATTTTTTAGAGGCCCTTTAGGTGTTGGAAAAGTTACATCTGGGTAATACTTATGTCTTGTATTTGGGTTAGCCTTGTCATTGTTTAATACCCCGATTGCGTTTAATTTAATTCCCATGAAAATACTCCTTTGGTCTTTTTAAATAGAAGTTTGTGGCCTAGTTCTAATAATAGGCACCTAATAGAATTACTACTAGGTGCTATTCGTTTAAGCAGATACAGGTGCTCTGTAAGGTCCAACAAAGTGTGTTGGTTTACAACCATCATCATCTTGTGATACTACGGTGAAGTTGAAGTTAAGTGACTTAACACCACCATAAGATGCGCCTTGACTCATTTGTGTGAAGATTACTGGCATTATATCAGCAATAATTTCTTCCCCTTCAACTGGTGACCTTCCACCCCAATCAATCATAATTAACTGTTTTGGAGTTGAAATATCCTTTGCAGTGATTACATCAACATCACCAGGTGTTACAGCGGCAGTGGCTACAATTGTGTGTGTAAACTGTGCTTTTAGAGTGCTAGTTGGGGTGTCTACAACATCCATACCATTTAAAGAACCAGTTCTTGCAACTAATCCATCGGAAAGAGAATCAGACTCTTCGTCAATATCTGTAGTGCTATCAACTGCAGTTTTACTTGCATCCAACTGTTTATCTCTTACAAACCCAAGAAGAGCAAGTGTTAGAGGTACTACCGCATCCCCTGCAGCTAAAGCCGCAACAGCTTTTGAACAAAGAAATGCACGACCTACTCCTACCGCACTAGGGAGTAAAGTAGCATCGTCTTTTGCTGTTACATAATACCAAATTCCCTTAAGAATCCCACTTGAGATTCCAGAGAGTTCGGTTCCTTTTGTTATGGCGTATGACAAAGCCTGTCGCCCTGTAGTTTTTCCGTTACTCATAAATAAGCTCCTTATTCAATTAGGGACAAATCAAGTCCCTGTTGGTCTAAATCCGTCATAGGATCAAACCATACAATAAACAGAAAGGCAAGGCGATTCCGTTTATCTACTTCTAAAATCGTGGTATCTTGAGAAGCCACGATACTCATTGAACCGATTTCTATGCCGTCAATAAATTCTCTCATTACATCGGCATATCTGTTAATATTTTGACTAAGGCCTATTGTATCAGAATCTCTAAGCAGTAAATCAATTACAACTTGAACCATTGGGGGTTCGTTAATATCAAACCCCTGCTGGAACGTTCCAGCTCCGTTACAATAAATCCCTAGAGTCCTATCATAAACCCCTTCCTTGCCACTTATTTCTACTGGCTTAGGAGAAGATGGGTTAATATCTACAACCCCTTCAAGGTTGTTGTCAGCAAGGACAGCATTGAGTTTCGTCTTGCAAGCATTATAAATTGTTGCTATTGTACGAGACTGATATTTTTTATTACTATCAATTGGCATCTGATAATATCCCCTCGGCCATAATAGCCATCTTTGATTCTGCAAGAGCTACATGTTTTGGAACAACACTTTGCACTAAAGGAGGAAGTTTTACGGTCATAATATATAACCCTGGCCTTCCATTCTTTGTTGTGTGTTCATACAAATTCATCGGAAAAGATGAAATGTATGCCGTTTTCCTAGTAGGTCTTTTTGATTCAAGTGAATAGTTTATAAGTCTATACCCTCTACTATCCACATATCCTTCTTGTGCGCTCTTTCTTATTAGTGGAGTTTTTCCTTCCTTCGCCCTGTCAGGTGAATTATATCTAAGCACCCCGCTAGTACTATCAAAGAACGTCTCATAAGCAATATCTCTTGTTTCTCTTGCTATTCCCGCAACAATTCCAATTCCAAAGCTCTTATATTTTGCCTCAAGCCTTTTTAGCTTTACATAAGTATATCCAAAATCGCTCATATCAGCATGTACAAAACCTTGCATTGTTATACCTCCATTAATCCATCGTCTGGATCAACTGGATCTTCTTCTGTTGGAACGGCTTCCTCTTCTACAATATCATCCACAACTTCATCAGAAGCCTTAAGATAAAATCGCATGACATCTGTTCCTGTATAAAAGTTTATAGAGAATACAGTGTCATCAATAATAAATTGAATGTCATTATATTTTGTGTTATCAATCACAGAAGGGATGGCCGACTTGCTAATTACTATGCTCTTTATATTAAGAGGCTTGTCAGTAGTAAGCTGACCGTCTGGTTTCTTTCGATTCCATCCATTCCCTTTGGTGACTTTTACTGGATACTGAACAGAATTAAACAAAAGAGCGACAGTTTCAGAAAATTCACCGTCTCCTATAATATTTTCCCATTCAGTACCATAAAACATTAATTATCTCCTAAACCTAAGCATTGACAAGAACATTAGCACTCAACCATGTATCAACAGATACAGGAGCGGCCAATGGAGCCATTTGCACAATTACAGAAGTTGGATAAGGAAATTCAACGCCCTTATCTACGATTACATGATTTTCCCCAGGAATATAAGCAGGCATTCCATTTGCGCCTTTTCCCTCACAAGCTGCATAGTAAAAACGACCAGCGTTATTAGAATTAGCAAGAAGAAGAGTTCCAGCAGGAAGCATATCAGTAAGGTCGCCATCCTTATCATATTTAGAGGCATAGGTGAAAATTCTCATTGCACCAATTCCACTTACCATGATAAGTCCACCGTCTGTTACACCAGGTTTATTTGGAACTGCTATTGCTGTTAAAGTTCCTAAAGAGAAATTTCTAACATCCATAGCTTTTTGAACAGTCGCATCCTCAATCATGAGCTTGTGAACATCAGGAGTAACAACGATGCTATTAGGCATTATGCTACTTTTATTAAAGACCGACATTGCCCATGTGTATAAATCGCCAAGTATGTCAACACCAGTTCCGTTGGCGGTATCCCACTTTACAGTAGGATGAACCCCAATAAGGTCAGAGTTAATACCATAGTCAATTTCGCTATTATCAACCATTTTTACTTTACCAGTAGTCAGGACCTCTGCTGCTTGAAGTTCTTTTGCTCTTTCATGTTGGCTTTCAATGTTTGTTTGCTTTTCTGCAAGGACCATTAAAGTCTTAGTGTTTGAGTCAAAAGGAGCTTCAGCTCTCTCTCCAAAGGAAAGAGTTTCCAAGTCCTCTATAGTAACTTCTGATTCGTCAGCAAAATAAGGTGGTTCATATATTGAACGATTATAGCTGTCTGTTGCAAGTTGCATTTTTGGTTCCGAACCACGTCTAATTGATACAGCAGCTTTTCGGCCGTCACGCTGTACTTCGATTGTGACATGTCTATGTTTTGAAATTACAGGCTGTCCACTAAAAAAGTAATCTCTAAGGAAATTGCTAATAGGATGTGTTTCACGATATTTTGTGTGGACTTCAATAAGCCCAGCGGTAACTAAAGGGTCATAAGCCATTTTGCTTTCTCCTTATACTTCAGTGGCTACGTCATTAAGATAAATACTTAACGGGCGAAGCTCATCTTTCAAATTTGCGACAACTACACCATCTTTTGCGGTGATACAGTTCTTATTAAACAACCCTCTCAAGTAAATGAAAGTGCCTGTGACATCACTTGAAGTTCCTACGGTAACATCGTTTCCAAGAATACCATAGACGACCTGTGAGCCATCAGTTGCATCGGGGTCATATTCTACTATTTTCCCTTCATCTGCATTTGTAGCTTGAGATAATGTGATATAAAAAATATCTGTTAACTCAAAAGCTGTGCTTCCGTCAGCAATGGTGAATTTAACTTGATTGTCAAAAGCTGTTCCAGCCTTTGCTAGACCAAGATAAGCACCATTAGGAGCATATACACCCCACTCTGAAGGAGCGGATGGATCTGCTACAAGTTTAGCAGAACATTTTGCGGTATAAACACCAAGAGTGGCTGTGTCTGTAAATGGAGCTGTTGCATCCATTGTTAAAGACCCATCGCCAGTTAAAGCACCTTCAGCACCAGCACCAGCGCTAGTTACTGCGGCAGATTTATCACCACCTGTGGTAATTTTACCCATAAGTCGGCCTGCAAGATAATCTGCAGCAACCGAAAGTTTTTTCAATGTCACGTTTTCTGTAAGCAACTTTCCCAAAGGGTCAAGAAGCAACGGTAAAACGGAAACAGAAGTATTTTCTTGAAATTCACTAGCCATTTTGCTTTCTCCTATTTATTATTCATTGCGGCTACAGCTGTTGCAGCAGCGGCTTTTATTTCTTTTTCTCGGGTGTTTGCTTCAATTGCTGAAGGAACAATGTTATCTTCTTCAGATTCAGCAACAAGGTCATCAGTTTTGGTTGATTTACTCACAGCTTTCTGTGGTGGATTTTCTTTCTGTTTCTTTACAATTGAGACACATGCTTTTTCGGCTGTGTCACCGTTTGAAATAGCTTCTGCGATGATACTGTCAGCTTCCGTTGAAGTACCCCTAAGTTCCTCAAGTGCCGTTACACGCTTTCTTTCAGCTGTAGTGCCCTCAGCAACTCCCTGTTCCTTACCCTCTTCAAAGCCAACATCGTGACCTTCTTTAACAAGAGAACTTGCTAATTCTGGATACTTTGCTTTGAGAGTCTCGATAGTCAAATTTTCACTTGCCATCACTATACCTCCACCCTCTGCTTCTGAGGGCAATATTTTTTCGATACAATCATCAAAATCTGTAACAATTTCATCGGCAAGCCCTCTTTCAACGGCTTCCTCGGCATGGAATGTTAAACCTTGACCAAACTTTTCAATTGCATCTTCAAGGGCAACGCCCCTGTTGTTTGCTAATGTTTCTAGGAAATAGCTTTCTGTTTCCTTAATAGACTTGTTCACCTCTCCTTCCCCCTCTTTACCAAATGGATCAAGATTTTTTTTGGATGCGTTTGGAGATCTAAACACTTTTCTTTCAATACCAACTTTTTCATATGCTTTATCATATTTCCAAGCAACGGCCATTACGCCAATAGAACCTAGAGTAGTAGATTTTGTGGTATAAATCTTCTCTGAACAAGAGGCAATAAGCATTGCCGCTGAAGCAGTAAGACCCTCACAATATGAATAGATTGGTTTTTTGCAAGCTTTAATTACTTTTGCAAGTTCCATAAGTCCTGAAACTTCTCCACCAGGAGAATTAATATCAAATAGTATTACATCTGTTCCATTATCTTCTTCATAGTATTTAAGTGCATGAACAATTTCCTTGTAAGATACACCATACCAATTCATCTCATGGCATAATTCTTCGTTAATGCTTATTACACCAACCTTGCCCTCAGAATGGCAATTAAAATACCTAAACCACTCACCTACACCTCTATCCATTGCAGCTTTTTCTTTAGTAACGCTACTAATCTGTTTTTCTCTTTCAGCTTTACGTTGTTCTGTAAGTTTTACTGCCTCTTGGTAGGAAAGAGTTAAAGATGAGTTTAAATTAGTTTGAGCTGATTCGTCTAAAGCATATAATTTATAGCCATTCATTTTGAACCTCCGTTTTCATCTGTATTTTCATTCTCTGTATTTTCAGTGTTCTCTTTCTCTTCATCTTTATCTTCATCTTCATCTGTTTCGTTAGAATCAAGAGAATCAAGGAGGATTTTTGATGTATATTTTGGTATTCCTAATTCATCCATGCGCCTATTTTCAGTGCTAAGCTTTTCAATAACAGCATCAAACTTATTGTCTCCAAGTTTCTTTGCCTCTATTTCTCTAGTAGTAAGACCAGCCTCAATTGAAAGGATTGCAGCTTTAACATTTTTGACTGGGTCAATATTAAGCATTGCTGGACCTTTCCAAATAGTAGAACACCAAGCAAGACGTTTAATATCATCTGTAAAAAAATCTTTACATTCAATCTTTCCTTGTCTAACAAGCATTTCTACAAATTGTTCGTAAACAGGCTGATTATACTTATAAGCAAATTCATCTGTTGCTATTTTCCAACCACGTGCTGCACTTTGAATTGCCGCTTGTGATGCTGAATAGTTTGAATTAAAGCATTTTAACAAAACCTCAAAAGGAATACCTACACCCATGCTAACAATTTTAAGTTGAGCTTCAAGGAAAGTCCAAAACTGTGTAACAGGTGACTTGCTCTCAGGCAAGGTAGGTTTAACACCAGCAGGAAGATCCCATATAAAGCCAGGGCCTAAAGATATTTGCTGTTCTTTCGTTTCTTCAGGAACCGCAACATTTGTATTACTTCCGTTTACATTGCTATTATTCCATATGTCAGAATTTTCTCTTAAATTCTCCATAGGATCATTAGCACCTGAAACATCGGTGTCTTTGTCTTTTTCAAGGAACAGTGTAATGTTTGATTGTATTACGGCTTTTACTATTTCAGCTTCAGTATAACGGTCAATTTGTATTAATTGGTTGGCTACTCTAAGAAGAACAGATCTTCCTCTTCTTTGTCCTGGAATCACATCACCAAAAGCCACAAGGTTATATTGCAATCTTCCAGACCTTGCCCCATATCTTGTGACACGCTGAGTTTTAAAATTATAAGGACCACCATCCCCAACAGAAACATGATAGGCTGTTTCACAACCAATAGCATTGCATTCTACTCCGCCTTTTATAGTTTTTGAATCAGAAAGATTTGGAGACATTATCGATTGCCCTGCAATGTTTTGAAGTTGCGGATAAGCACTCCCTTTCTTACCAAAAGGTCTTGATATTTTTATATGTTGAAGCATATCCCCAGCAGACAAAGCGTTTGCGTAAGCTTCTCTTTGCAAGGATCCAAAACTCAGTTTTTTTTGGACATGGCACATTATAGGATTCTTGGCCCATGTTTCCCAATATCCTTCTATCTTTTGTTGAATTTCTTTTACATCTTCGGCTTTCAACCCAAGAACTTTATAATTTATATTGCTTTCAAGGGAAAGACCTCCACCTATAGTTCCATCAACCATAGAATCTATTATTCCTGCTGCAATTGCATTTTCAAAATAAAGGCCAGAGGTTTTTTGTTGGCCTTGTGTGTAATCAGCCGACATATTCCAACTTTGGTCAGAGGGATAATAAGGCGTATAGTTATCTGTTTGTCTTGACCTAGAAGGAGGATTATAAATTGAATGTCCAACAAGCTTTGGGCTGTTGTTAACGCTATTTATAATAGGTTTACCATCTTTATTTAATATCATTATACACCTCTTGCGTGTGATATGTTGCCACTTCTTCCATTATTTCTTATAAGCTTTTCTAGTCTTGATATTTTATTGGTTAACATGACAACCATAGAATGAACCTCTGGGAGATTAGCTCTGGTCATTTCTCTTTTCAAATCTCCGTCATTAAAAGAATATGATTGTCCAGAAACAGCGATCCTATCCTCTGCTTCTTCCCAAACCACCAGTCTGCTCTCTGCTTTTTCAAGCTGTTCGGTATATGTCATGTTCTTATTATACCAAGAAATAATCATATTTTTCAACATTTTAGTGTCAACTGTGCCTATTTTATGTGTATTATAGAGTTACCCACTTGTTTTATACCATATATAGTGTATAATATCCCTAAGCGAGGATATATATGGATTCACGTACTATAGACTACCTTATTCACAACCTTAGCAAAGGCACCCAATGTATTTGTAGTGGAAGGAAAGAACTTCTTTCATATTTTAAGCTAAAAAATTGCAACATAAACAAGAACAAAATATCAAGAATCCACTGTTTGCAATTACCCGAAGATGGAGAAATGATACTAGAATCTAACACAACTCATATGATATATTGTGTTGAGGAACTGTATAAATGGGAGAAGTAAAAAAAGAGATAATATCACAGGCAGAATTTGCACGAAGAATTGGTGTAAATAAATGTCAAGTTACAAGGGCTCTTCAAAGAGGCCGAATAACTCTTGATAAAAAAACAAAAAAAATAGACTACAAAAAGGCTAAAGCCGAATGGAACCAAAATAGGACAGATTCGCTTGCAACAAAAGGAACCGCAAATAATGCTAAACCTAAAATACCAAAACTGCCTAAAGTTTCGGATATTATATATCCTATCGGAATTCCTACTACTCCTGGGTTTGAAGATATAAACGATGATTCAAGCGAGAACAAAGATGATGATTCTACTGAAATTGGGAAACCTCCTAAAAGAAATACTATTGCATGGCAAGATTATAGAATAAAAAAAGCAAAAGCCTCTCAAGAGGAAAGTAAGGAAAAAATTTATAGGGGCGAATTAATCCCTAAAAAAGATATGATTGGGGTTATAACATCTACTTTAAATGCAATAAAAAGAGGGGTTTTAGCCCTTCCTAGTCGTACCTCTCTTGATATTCTAGGAATAGTAAAAGGACTTGTTCTTGACAAAGGGATTAAGTTTAATGAAGGTGAATGGGCAGAATTGCAAACTGAAATAAAGAACGTTATGGAAACCGAAACCCACACAATCCTTACGGATATAAAGACAAAAAATGAAGAGCTGGACGAGGAGGCTGAAAACATTGCCAAAAAGTACAGAAACAAAAAATAAAAAAACTATAGTTCGAAAGAAAAGACGTTCCAAGTCAAGAGAATGGCTTTGGGGTCAGATAAATAAAGCATTACAACCACAGCCACTTGTTTCTATTAGTGATTTTTGTGAGGGGCATTTGATAATTCCTCCCCCTGCTGCCGAACCAGGACCATATAGACTAGCAAGAACCCCATATGCTAAAGAGCCAATGGATGCTTGTAGCCCTTCTTCAAAATATAAAAAAATTGTTATGTATACTGGAACCCAGTTAATGAAAACTCAAGTTGAGTTAAATATTATTTATTACTATGCCGTAAATTCTCCTACATCAATCCTTTTCGTTTTTTCAAACGATAGAGAAGGAAAACTGTTAATCAAAACAAGAGTAAATCCAATGATTGATAATAACTTTGACCTAAAAGAAATTATTGGAAGCACTAGGTCAAACTCAAAAGGTGATACGGCTATTTTTAAAGAGTTTGTTGGTGGCTTTCTTAAGCTTGCTAGTGGCGAATCAGCAGCAAGTTTAAAATCAACAGCTTGCCAGATAGTTATTATTGATGAATTTGACGAAATGCCAGACGATGTTAATGGACAAGGCTCCGTTGATTCTTTGGCTACTGAGCGTTCAAATACATACAGCGGTAGACAGAAGGTAATTATATCGTCAACCACAACAAACAAGGGTAGCAAGATTGTTCAGCAATATGAGCAAACAGACAAACGCCATTTGTTTGTTAGGTGCCCTCATTGCCATGAAAGAATAGAGTTTGAATGGAAATATTTTAGATATAAGTATGAGGGCCTTAGAGTTGATTCAGTCTGGTATGAATGTCCTAAGTGTGGAAAGCGTATTGATGAGAACCATAAAAAACATATGATTGCAGAGGGGGAATGGATTCCTACCAACAAAACGCCCACAGATCCTACTTCAATTGGTTTTTGGCTCCCTGGTCTTTATTCACCTTGGAAAAAATGGTCCGATATCGTTGGAGATTTTTTAAACGCTGAAAACTCAATTAAAAACGGCAAACACGAAGGAATGAAAGCTTTCTATAACAACGTTCTTGCGTTGCCATATGTTGAGGCAAATTTAACCCCTGATTGGGAAACACTTTACAGAAAAGCTTTAAAAGAAGGCGTTTATCATAGAGGCACAATCCCAAAAGAAGTTTTAGTTATAACCACAGGGGCAGATGTTCAAGAAAATAGGTTAGAGGTTGAAATAAAAGGTTGGGGGCGTGATGGTAGATCTTGGTCTCTTGATTATTTACAATTATTCTGTCCTCCAGGAACTAAAACAGACGACATAAACAATGATGTTTGGAATGATTATGAGGCTCAGGTTTTGAGAAAAAGGTTCCTTAGAGAAGATGGGGTTTGGCTTGAAAGTATGGCAAATGCAATGGATAGAGGACATAATACACCACAGGTAAATGCTTTTTGGATGCGTGTGAATTGCCCTCGTTTTTATTTGGTAAGAGGTTCTGCAAACTTGTCATCTTGTATTTCTATGGAAAAAGAAGATAAAACTGGTGGGAAAAGAAACGGTAAAACAAACAAGTTTAGAGGCTCTATTTATAAATATTACGATTTAGGTGTATCTACTTTAAAAGCTGAAGTATATTCTAATTTGCTTAAAGTAGAACTTATCCAGGATGGAAAAATTATTGAAACTCCAAAAATTATGTACTTCCCTGATGATTATGATGAGGAATACTATAGACAGCTAGTTTCAGAAGAATATACACCTTCTTCTAAGAGTAATAAACGTGGTGCATGGAATAAAACACGTGAAAGAAACGAGGTGTTAGACTGTACTGTTTATGCTCTTGCAATGTGGTACAAACTTGACTTACACCGTTGGGGAGCACGTGAGTATGGGCTTTTAGAAGAACAACTTAAAAACAGTTTCCATGAAAAACAAATAAAAAAAGTAACCGCCAAAAAAAATGTCGCAAAACTTATGTCTAGGGGTATAAACTACTAAAAGGCATAGCCTAAACTATACCTTTTTTAGTTATTTCCTTGATTCTCTTCTTTGCTTTGCTTTTAACGCTTTATTGTAATATAAAGTCATGTTGTTTACGCAAGCCGTTTCTGACAACTCTTTCATTTTCTTTACTTGTTCTGAATACTTTTGTTTACGAAGGTCATCAATTTGCTCTTGGGTTTTACCCATTCTTTCTTCTTTTGAAAGGTCTACAAGTTTCCAACCTGTAAACACATCCCCATTCCTTTTCTTTCTGTTTGCTTTATTCGTAAATAAAGGCTTTTTGAATTTTGATGTTCTCATATTTTCTCCTTATTGAAATAAATTATATTTCTTGTCTTTTTCTGCTTGCTTACATCTTTCAACTTCAATATTGTAATATTTTTCATCTTTCTCTATTGCAATACAATCTCTACCAGTATTAATACAAGCCACAGGAGTTGCTCCACTTCCTGCAAATGGTTCTAATATTACATCATTTTGTTTAGTTGAATTTTTAATAAACTCTTCCATCATTTCAACTGGTTTTTCTGTTGGGTGAATTTTATCTCTAGGATTGTCAAAGAATAAAACACTTTTACTTCCACAATTATTTATCTTTTTTGCCTTTCCTTTTCTACAAAATATTATATATTCGTGGCTATCCATATAAAACATATTTGTAATGCTTGTATTTTTAACCCAAATTAAAGTTTTAAATATTTTAAATCCAGCTTTTTCAACTTCAATAAGCATTTCTTTCAAGTTTTTATTATTAGTCATAAAATAAGCATGACTATCATCTTTTAATATTTCATAACATTTTGGCAACCAATCACAAAACTTAATGTCATTATATTTAAAAACTCTTCCTTGCATATTAATTTTATCTTTTAACATACCACCAGTTCCACCACTAGAACCTCTTGAAGTTACTTTATAAGGTGGGTCTGTTATAATTGCGTCAACCTTTACACCTTGAGCAATTAGTTTATCCATTTCTTGTAGACAATCGCCATTTATTAGGTTTATCATATTTTCTCCTTTTAGAATAAATCTTCTTGTTTATATTCAACTTCGTTTGTATCAAATAGTTTTGGCTGTGATAGATAATCTTTAAACCTCTTTTCTTGTGCTTGCCAATAGTATTTGTCTTTCTCGCAGCCCCAAAAATCAAACCCTAAATCATAACAGGCAATACGGATTGAACCACTACCAACATGACTATCAAATATCTTGTCACCTTGTTTTGCGTAATTTTGTAATAACCACTTGTAAAGGTCTACTGGTTTTTGGGTGGGG